TTAACTTGGATATGTAAAGTCGGTTGGTATTTGACACCTATTTGAAAGCATCGGATAAATGATTGATATATCAGCCTTAACTCCAGCCAAATAATCCTTCTCGTTTTCAGTAAAAAATTCTAAGGTAATTCCTTCGCCTACCTCCCAATCAAATTTTGGATGCTTGCACATCGAAATAATATCTTGGCAAATTAGTAATTGGTCAGACAAAACCTCCGTTTCGTTTGTTTCATCTTGCAGTTGCCTATCAAGAAAGAATAAACTAAATGACATAGTCAATTCTTTGCCGTTTATTTGGCTTCCAGTCAACGAATAAAACATCGATGGATAAACATTATCAGGCTGAGAAAGAAACTCCCACACATCGCCGAAATAGACCGTATTAATTTGGTCGTGGCTTTGGGCAATATCCCTTATCAGCTTGATTGTTTGATTTAATGTCAGTTGTTTTATTGCCATTTGTTGTTAAATAAACAATTAGTTTGTTTATGTTTTTGGTTGAGAATGCTTTTGGCATATTAATAATTATAATTTTTTTTGCTCTTTAAAACGTGTTGAGGATAACTCATTCCAAACAAACTATTCTCATCGCCTAAAAATATGCTTGACTGATACCCATCTTTCTCAGGATACATCGTATCGATGCCCGTGCCAGGATTAATATACTCAGGGAATAAGTTTGTAGTGCTTACCTCTTGCAAGTACTTAATCATTCTTTGCTTGTAAAACTCCGCTCTTGAACGATAACGATTAGCCACATCAATTAAATCTTGCATATTAGGTTGGTCGCTATTATCTGAAGTCTTGCGAATTAATCCTTTATTGTAAAACTGAAAAGATAAGCCAACTGGCAATTCAGATAAAACGTAATAAACCAAAGCATCGGTCACATAGTCATTTAATAAAGAAGTTTCTAAATTGCTTAAGGTAGCATTTTCAATACCCGTTTGAAGTTTAACATATAAAGCCGTTCCCAAAGCTGGCAAGATATACATATCCTGAGCCGTTTTTATTTCGGGCATAATTAACTTGTCATCAATATTAGAATGAACTGCCGTTCTTTCCTTGATTGCGTTTGCTCCTATAAATAATGTATTCTTCATATTATCCTTTCTTAATTACCGTTTGAGCAAACCAACGATGTCTGCAACTTGGCGAAGCTTGTCCGTTTGGTTTTGTCCACCAACCACCTCGCCTATCAAATACCGAATATCCTAATCGTCCTGATATAGTTTCAATTTCTGCTCTTGAATATAACCTATCTAATTGCATTAATCGAGCGCAGAATGCACGGCTTGGATGGTCTGCCGTATCTCTTTGACCACTTGGTATTTCTGACTTCCATTCGTATGAATACCTAACCATAAAAGTAGAAGTACTTGGCTTAGGTGCATTCAATTCAGATAATGGCTTTGATAATTTTCTTTCGGTTATTCCCCTTGAAACTAAAGTACTTAATATTCCTCTTTTATCTAATCCATCCAAGACACGATTGATAATATCTAAATCTACTCCGATAGTTCCAGCAATAACTTCAGCCGTTATTCTTTTATCCTTTTGAATTAAGTCCAATACATTAGCCTCTAAACCTGATAATGCTTGCTCTGCAAATTCTAAATGCAAAGCCTCCTCTAATTCATTAGGAACTTGGCTAAATACTTCTCTTGATTTAAAGATTGAATAGTCTTCTTTTGAAACACCAAACTCTTCAAATACACTTACAACATCATCTTCGCTAAAATTAAATCCACTTGGAGCAGTAGGAATATCTTCGCCACCTTGCTCAGGTATTAACCCAATTAAAGAACGAATTTCATTTGCAGTCATTGATTCAAGTACTTTATTAGCAACCAACGGACTCAATGAATTAATTGCATCAATTACATCTTGAGAAGTTGAAGCAGTTTTAGGCTCTAATGCTGGCGCTCCTAACTTTTCACGAATCTCATCCTTAGTTAAATTAGCCGCTATGATATTACCATCGAATTCTATGCCAATCGGCTCGACTGGTATGATTTGGAGTTCTGAATTAGCACCGTGTAATTTGGCAAGTAAACTGAATACTTGCTCAAGAAATATTTGCTTATCATTAACGTAAGTATTTTTAAAAATCTCATAAGAATCTCGCATTTGTTGGCGAGTTCCTAATTGACCTGGAGTACTAATACCAAATAAATCGGGAGCAGTAATCTGATGCCCATCAAAGATATTTTGCTGAATCATTTTATCTACATTACCAAAATCTTCTTTAGTTATATCACTTGCTCCTAAATCCTCAATGACTGGCTTTCTTGAAGCATCGTTTACAAATGAAAGTATAAACTTTTTGCCATCGCTACCCGTAAACCTATCAGTAAACTTGCGTTCTATTTGGCGCTTCTCATCATCCGATGGCTCGCCATTTGGTAAGGTAATTAATTTGCTTGCACTAAATCCCGTTTGGGCATTACCTAAAACGTGCTTAGATATTTCGATATCTGATTCAACGTAATTTAAAGCACCGAAATAACCTGGCAATGCGTAAGCATTTAAGTTAGGTCGATACTCCTTTAAATACATTATTTGAGTGCCTTGTCTTAACTGAGAATTAAATCCATTGTAGACCTCTCTTTTATACTTCCTATCTTCCCAATTCTCTGAATACCAAAACTGAGTATTATCAGCATTGGTTCTAATCTTAGTATAATCAACGTGATAAACCTCAGCAAGATTCTCGCCCGTTACACTCCAAATAATTTGCAAGTAAGCGCCTCCAAATAATTCAATATCAATAGATGCCTTTCTTAAAACTTCGGTCAACGACTCCACTCGGTTGGCTTGTGCGATGAATTGTTCACCAATAGGGTCGACACCCTCTTTGATTTTGAAGCCATTCCCAGTTATGTAGTTGACCTTTCCTTTAATTATCGCATTATGCTTGGCAGACTTATTAAATAAATCGACCAAGTAGTTAGGATAATCATTCTTTTTTCCGAACTCAATGTAACCTTCTCCTTCGCCTTTCTTCTCCCGATATTCAGGTTGTCTTGCCTCCGCAAAAGTTAAAACCATTAATTGATTGCTCATATATCTCTTACTTTGTAAGTGTTTGTTTGGTTGCTATAAGTAGTAAAACTAAATTGACTTGTGTCGTTTAAACTTGCTTGCCCACTTTCAAGCAATGAAGTCGCTTGCGATGGGATTAAATTGGAAGTTGAAGTTTGCTCATAAATCTGATATGACCATTCGCCAGGTAATTTAGTTGCAAAATAAGAACTTACCGTAATATTAAAAGCGTTGAATCTTTCAGGGTAAGTAGATAAATCAGCATTGTTTAAAATCACAAATGCCACCGTTTCATTCGTATTTCTTGACTTAAAATAGAATAGATAATTAGGCGATGTCAAAGTTGCCTTCTCGCTTAATGTTAATATTATTTTAATTACTTGACCTTTGATTAAATGTATCATCAAATATAAATAGCATTAACAAAATTTCTTATATAAAAAAAGGGGAAGCATCAGCCTCCCCCTTACCCGTCAACCAAACGACTATCTTTAAGCGCCTGGAGTAGTCAATGCAGTAAAGACTCCATCAGCCACCGCTGGCGATAATTCTTTCTCAGTTGCAGAGAAAGTCAAAGTGTAACCTGAACGGTCTCCTTGAGCCGTACCCGTAGCAGCGTTGCCACCAGTTAAGTTTATACCTTGTACACGACCAAGTAAAAACGTTTTATCGTTATTGTCTTTTACAACACATAACAATGTATTCTGAGCCAACAAAAGAATTTCGTTTCTTGTTGACACTTGTAATTTGTTCAATACTATCGATAGTTCTTGAGCATAGAAAACCGTACCATTTTGCACATTAGCATTAATGTTTTCAGTCAAAGAAGCAGTACCTGGAACTAATTCATATTTATAGAATCTTTTACCAGCTACTTTAGTTATTGCAGATACCGAACCCGAAGCAACGGTAATAGCACTAACATTTCCTTTTTCAATAAAATACACTTCTGTAATCCCACCTAATGAGTCACGACAATCTAAAGAATATCCTTGAGTTAAAGCGCAAGCCATAATTATTTTTCTTTAAAGTGTTAAAATTAGGGGAGTCGCATCCAAGCGATACTCCCCGAACTTATTTGTAAGATTTACTAAGTTAAGAT